CGCACCCTGTTCATCATCGTGCTGGGTCTGATCGCCTTCTCCTTTGGTACCGCTGCAGGCGTTCTGTGCGGCAAGGTGATGTATGCCCTGACCGGCGGTCAGGTCAACCCCCTGATCGGCTCCGCTGGTGTTTCCGCTGTTCCCATGGCTGCCCGTGTTTCTCAGAAGGTCGGCCAGAGCGAGAACCCCTCCAACTTCCTGCTGATGCACGCCATGGGCCCCAACGTCGCTGGCGTTATCGGCTCCGCTGTCGCTGCCGGTATCTTGATCAACATCTTCGGCTAAGCTTTATCTGAACACTGCCGCCCCTCCTGTGCTGTACAGGAAGGGCCGTTTGTCAAGAGTAAATGCACAAAAAAGCAAAAATATTTTTTATGAGGCCAGAATGAGGGCGATTTCTTCCCGGAAAAGCTGCTCGGAGCACAGATAACCGAACATTTTGCGGGGGTAGTTGTTCAGCCAGTCCTCGATCCGCTTGGTCTCCTCGTAGGAGATCGTGCTCAGGTCGGTGCCCTTCGGCAGGTGCCGACGTATGAGGCCGTTCTGGTTCTCATTGGATCCGCGCTCGCTCGGCCGGTAGGGGTGGCAGTAGTAGACCTCGGTGCGGGTGCCCTTGCCGCTGGCGCTTCGTTCGATCCCGGCGGCGTCGGCAAACTCGCAGCCATTGTCGCAGGTGATGGATCTGAATACCTTCGGGAACAGGTCGCCGTACTTGGCCTCGAGCCCGTCAATCGCAGCGACGACGCTGGCGGCCGTCTTGTCCGGCGACGGTATAATGAGCTCCCAGCGCGTTTTCCGCTCGGTCATCACGATGTAGGTGTTGCTGACGCCTTGGCAGCTCTCGACGCTGTCCATCTCCCAGTGACCGAAGGTGCTGCGGTCGTTGATGTGCTCAGGGCGATCCTCGATACTCCGGCCGGCGGGCTTGCGGGGCATGGATCCGGCCGGGCGCTCCGGCTGGTGGCGCTTGCCATGCTGCGGCAGCATGGAGACGGTCAGCTCGTCGCCGAAGATCTCGCCGCGGATGTAGTTGTAGGCGGTGCTCGCGCAGATGTGGGTCTTGAAGGGCCAGCCCTTGACCTCGGCCTCACCGATCGCGGCCTCCGGGCTGTACTTCTCGTCGCGGATCTTGGCGATCAGGTAGTCGGCCAGCTCGTAGTCGTTGCCGATCTTCAGCTCCGGCCCCTTGGCGCGGAGGTTGGCCTCATAGCGGGCCTGTGCGCCTTCGGGGTTGTATCTGGTCTCGGTGGTGTAGTCGCTGTTGAGGTGCTCATAGGTGCACCGCTTCAGCTCCCGGTAGATGGTCGTATGATGGACGCCGAGCTCCTTGGCGATGTCCGTCGGCTTCATTCCTGCGCGGATGAAGGCGTCGAGCTGGATGCGCTTGGTCGGCGTCAGATGGCTCCAGTGCTGTCCCATTGTGTTCCCCTCCGTGATAAAAGAAAAGGGGCGGCCCGCCGGCCGCCCCTTCTGTGTGTCAGTGTTCCTCGTACTTTTTCAGGAGCTCGAGCGTCTCCTCGTCTGTGATGATGTCAGCCAGCCTGCACTCCAGCGCGTTGCAGATCTTCAGCAGCGTCGGCAGCTTCGCGCCGTTGATGTCCCGGGCACCGCGCTCGTACTGCTGGAGCACCTGCACCTTGATCCCGGCCAGATCGGCGAGCTGAGACTGAGACAGGCCGGCAGCCTTGCGGAGCTTTTGCAGCCCCTCGCTTTTGTAGGTCACTTTGATCGAGATGTCCATGTTGTTCCTCCCGCTTGACTTTGCCGTGGTTTCGTGGTTATAATGAAAAGGAACGGCGGGCGGGATTTTTCCCGCCGTCCTTCGACCTTACTGCTTGGGCTTTTGGTTCGGCTTTATTGTGATCGTAATGGTGGCAACCTGTTCACACTTTAGAGCCTGTTCCAGCAGCTCGAGCAGTTTTTTCATCTGCTCAGCATCCACGGCTTTGCCTCCTTTCCGCGGTTTTGTTCTCCTTTCTTTCTGTACTCGGCTATCCCTTGCCTGTGATTATATTATAGAGCATTTGCTCTATAATGTCAAGCATAATTCGGCAGATTTTCAACATTTTCCCGCGTTTTTCCACAAAAAAAGCCGCACGGCGTCGCTGCCGTGCGGTTTTCTCATTCTTTCCCGAGCAGGTGGTTGATGGTGGTGCCGAGAGCGGTCGCCAGATAGTCCAGCTCGTAGTCAGCGACGACTCTGCTGCCGTTTTCAATCCGGCTGATGACCTTCTGCGTGACGTCCAGCCCGATGATCTGGAGCTTGTAGGCGAGCTGTTCCTGTGACAGGTTTGCCCGCAGCCGCTCCTCCTTGACTCTCTCCCCGGAGATGTTGCACCTGCCGTCTGGTTTGTATATCTTCGCAGCCCTCGCCTCCCTTTACGCTAAAGATGACTATGCGATATTGACTTTACCAGTTTTGGCATGGTAATATTATGCCAAAGATGACTAAACACTAATAAATACAAAGTCATCAGGAGGAGGTACTGCATGGGGCTGTTTAGCTTTCTGAAGAAAAAGGAGCCAGAGCCGGCTCCTGCGATCACGGCCACGATCCACGCTCAGACCGTAGAAGTGAAGCAACGGACGCGCGGCGAGCTCCCGCTTGCCGAGATCGGCGGCTATGTGAGCCCGTCCGGCGGTTTTGTAAACTATGGGCGTTTTTGCGTTACTGGTATGAACTCCAGCACGGGGAGAAAAAACACGAAACGATATGAGGCACAGACCGAGGCTGACGCCAGAGCTGCGGCTGCGGATGATGGCCTCGTTGAGCCCATGACTGTGCAGGTGGAGCCGCAGATCCCGCCGACCGATCGGCAAATGGACTACGCGCTCGAACTCGAGGCCATGCTCCCCGACGGCGTATGCAAGGAGGACGTCAGCGCGATCATCAGTAGGATCACCGACGAGGACGAGGCTGCACCAGATCCCGGCCTTTCGTTGTATGCGCACGCCTGCGGGGTGAAGTTTTCGCGCTTTGTCGGTGAAAAGGCTCTGCTTTCGTATATGGTCAGCCAGATGCACGGAGCCGCTCGGGGCGAGTTGTATGCTTATGCCGTTTACCGGCAGGAGAGCGGTGGAAGGTTCAGCGATCCGCGTAGTCTTTCGGTGTATGAGTTTCTGCGCAGTTGCGGGGCTGAGATTGCTGAAGATCCTGCCCTGCTGAAGTCTCTGGAGGATCGTGATGTCTATGACTTCGCAGGCCCGAACAGAGGCACGAAGGTTTACAAAATGGCCGCCGCCATATTGAAGCAGTGTGGGGCCCTATAAAACAGGAAAAGCCCGCCCGGGATCTCCGGGCGGGTTTTTTTGTGCTGTGAAGTTGCGGATCAGCGTGCGAGTGCTGCGTTGACGGCCTGCTGGATGGCGTTGTAGTCGTAGCCGGCGGCCTCGAGGCGCTTCTTGCGGTCTGCGCCGTTGCCCCACTTGCCGGCGATGACCTCCTTGGCGATCTCGGCGTTGGTTTTCTTGGGGGCTGCGGTTCCCGGGATCTTGATCTTCTGGCCGACTCTGATGATGTTCGGGTTGGTGATCCCGTTGTATGCTGCGAGCTTCTGGTAGGTCGTCCCGTACTTGGCCGCGATCTTGCTCAGGGTGTCGCCGGCGACGACCGTGTAGGTCACTTCGCTGGTGGTACCGCTGCTCGGCGTCTGGCTGCCCGTGTTGGTGTTCCCGGGCTCTGCGTCGTAGGCTGGGCGGCCATAGCCGACGATGTAGCTGTCGCTCAGGTAGTAGGAGCGGCGGGCCACTTGGTCGGAGGTGTTGCCCTCGATGGTGTAGACCTTGCTGCCGTCCACCTTCTCGACGAGGCCAGTGTGGCTGACGTTGCTCTTGGAGTGCGCGGTGCTGAAAAAGATCTGGTCGCCGGGCTTGGGATCCTTGTCGTGATAGCGGCTCTGCTTCTCGTAGTACATGAGGGAGTAGGTGCAGCCGGCGCCCGCGGATCTCTCGGGCTGGCAGAGCAGGCGCAGCGCGTCCGCATATCCGAAGGCGGTCAGCATACACCAGTCGACGAACATATCGCACCATGCGAAGCCGTTTTTCTTGCCGTTGTACCACTTCGGGTACTTCTCGTCGAAGTCTCTGGCGTACTTGGTATAGTTGGCGCTGCCCGCGTTGGCGGTCGGGTTGTCGAGCTGGCTGTTGCTCTTTTTCTCGTGGTAGCCGATCTCTGCCGCAGCGATGGCAAGAACGGCCGATGCGTAGCATTTGCTCATAGTTTTACCTCCTTAGCTGTAAAAAGAAAAAGGGCGGGCCGGAGCCCGCCCCTCTCCGTCATTCGATAGTCAGGCCCTCAGTGTTGAGCTGCTTGACTGCTGCCTCGATCGCGTTGCTGACGCTTTCCTCGTCGACCTTGAAGCCCTTCTGCTTCAGGAAGTCGATGACGTACTGCTTCTTCTCCTCGCCGCGGCCGGCGCCCTTGTAGAGCTGCTCAGCAGCAGCGACGCCGATCTTTACCCACGCGGTCAGCTCCTTGCGCTGTGCCTCGGTGGTCTGGCTCTTGAGCCACGGGATCAGAAAAACGCTCACGCCGGCGCCGATCAGGGCGATGGCTGCGTTGACGATGGGGGTGATGTCGATGGTGTTCATCCTTGTGCCTCCTCATTGTTGAGAGTGTCCCCGGACGGATCCGGGAGCGGGTTGCCGTCGGCGTCGAGCCTGTGGCGGTTTCGGCTGATTTTCTCGCCGAGGCTCTTGCCGGCGTATGTGATTAGATAGCCGACGCAGGCGGTGAAGATCGTGCCGGTCACTTCACTGACCGGGTCGCGCCCGAAGGCTGAGAGCAGGTAGGACGTGGCCGCGCTGAGGCTTGCCACGATGGCCGCCCAGTATGCGAGCTTCTTGCTCGCCTCGATCTTCTTTTTCCGCTTGCGCCGGC